AATCAGTTGTGGTGGGATTCCATTCTCGTATCCTTTTGCTTTAGGATATATGTGGTCTAGGTGATACCCTCCTTGGCTTATAACTCCTATTTTTTCAATATCTTGTAGATTTTCTAGGTCCTGCTTCTTAGTTTCTCTGATAACCTCCAAATAGTACAAATGCCTTTCGTCTTTTGTGTTAGCCCACTCCTCTGCTGTAGTTCCAAATTGTGCTAGGAAATACCTACTTCTGTATTCTGGATTGTGCATTACGTTATTTTCTTTTAGCCACTTTGAGTGTTCTGGTCTGCTTTTTCCAAAAAAAGGATGCGCTTCTCCCTTTCTACCAAACATTGGGTTGTTCTCTCCTGAGTTTGAGCAGCTTCGGCAAGGTCGCTTCTTTCTTTCAGCTTCTTTTGAGGTTCTATAATGATTCTTTCCTTTGAAAATCTTTTCAGAACCACACTTTGGGCATTGGCTACTGCTATACTCTTTAAAATGTTGTACCATAATATCTTTATTAATAAATAGTACACTATTCTAAATCCTTCCTAATCTACCCTAGAAATTCTCGCACCGTTCTCGTTGTCTTCCCACACCTCAACCCATTCTGCATCAAACTCGTTCAAAACTTCCTCAGCTAATGCCTCACATGATCTTGGTCCAAATTCACAAGTTCTTGTAAGGTCATTGAAATACTCTCCATTAATATAGTCAATGATGTCTCTTTTTAGCATGATAAATTCTTTATCCCTGTTTGAATGCGTTACTGCACATGCTACTGTGAAGTGGAACATATGTCTGTGTCTGTCTGCTAGAAAGTCTACTTCTGGAAATAACTCTGCTGCTTTAGGAAAGTTGTGACAGCCATCGACTGCCAATTTTACCATAACCGTTGTTTTTGTTTTCATACTACTTCTTATCGTTGAGTTTTTGGTATTGACCATCATAGGCTTGTGCTTCGTAGTTCTCAAAAATATAAACCTGAGCTACTCGAGCACCTTCCTCAATAGTTATTGGTTCGGTTACAATTAATACCGCTCCCATCTCATCTACTTCGAATCCTGGATCAAAAATTCCACTTGTAATAACTGAACCACATCTTAAAATGCTAGAACGATGTCTAATAAACGCTGTCTTGTTAGTTGGAAGTTTTATTCCTTGTTCGAAGGTTAGACTGTACGTTCCTGGGATGAGTCTGAACTCTCTCCTACCTTCTGCAGAGGTTATTGGATTTATCTGTACATAATCTGTAATTGTAGTTCTGTCTGACATAACATGACCTCCTCGAACGTGTTTAACTTCTTTAAGAGTTAAATCATAACCTACTTGAGCCTTTGCTCCTTTACCATTTGTTTGTAGAAGTTGTTCTACTTGATCTGCATTCTGTAACATTTTCTCTATTTTTAGTTTATATAATTAATATACAAATAAAAATGATAATAGACAACTAATTCTTACTTATATTTCCAAATAAAACCTCCTGCTGATTTACATCCTCTTTTATTTTTACAGCATGATCCAATGGTCGAGCCATGTAAACTCAAAGCTTTTGCTGCTTGTGCTATTGAGTTCCACTCTTTAATTAAAACTCCTTCCTTAGTAAACTGTAGTACAGGTTTTTCATTATCCCTACTGCTTACTGGTATGCTTGATTGTGTTTTTTCTGTTTTATACTTCCAAAGAAATCCTCCTGCTGATTTATATCCTTTCTTGCCTTTGCAGCATGCTGAAATTATCGAATCACTTATGCCTAAGGTCTTTGCTGCTTCTAGTATAGATTTCCACTCTCTGATTAAAATTCCCTCTTTGGAGTATTGCACAATGGACTTGCTTTTCTTCAGAGATCGTGCTTCCCAATCTGTATTAGCTTTCCTTTTCTCATAATCTATTTTACCATAGTCTGTATTAGCTGTTCTTGCTATGTAATCTGTTTTTTTAGTCCTATTGGCCAAAACCTTCTTCCCTTGTTTTGTTTGATAAAAGCCTCTTCTATCCTCTGACTGCTTTACTGCAAAACATTCCTTCGCTTCTGAATAAGCCCTACTACTGGGTGTGTGTCTGTCACTTTGTCTTGGACTTTTTTGATTACACATTCCCCACAATGCGTATGCTAATTTAACATCGTCGGGATAAATCCTTACTAACAGCCAATGGCAGATAAAATGCTCTCTTGCTGTTAACAGTATTAGGTTACTCTTCTTACCACTACCCCCCATGCATCTAGGTACAATATGGTGACTTTCGTAATATGTTCCTTGTCCTTTGCCCCTCTCCCCCTTCCCTGCTCGATCAATTATTTGATCATAAATTCTTTGGTAATTCATAATAGAAAAGGACTCATAGAGTACAGAGACCGGGCAATGGTCAGTGTATCTAGAGTCCAATAATACTTTTATAGATAGTTAATTGCCCTAACTATTCTCTATAATAAATAGCAACTTTTTATGAAAACCAGTCCTAATTCTATAGAACTTTTATGATCCTAGATTGCACTACTCCTACTACCTGGAAGTTACTTTCTCCGTCAAACTCCCTGTAAATAGAAGCCTCAGCTAATGTCGCAGATTCTGCTTCGACTAGATATTGCTCTCTTACTTTTTGTACTTTTCCTTTTTCGTTTTCGATTGTTAATTGCACGGTGGCAATCCAATAGCTTTTGTTGTTCATTCTATTTGGTTTTAATTATTGTACTAAGTAATCCTGTATTGCTTCTGAATCTGCTCTCTCCCATGGATATACAATCCATTCGTCTCCTACTTCTTGTCCATAGAAAGTTGGTTTATGTTTTGCTGTTGACTTGTAATGAAGCACAGCTGTATGAACTCCTCCTAGGATTAAACTCAACGTCTCTCCTGTATCACAAATGTCATCTACTACTAATGTATTTGGATCAATAGAGTATACGTAAGGAAGATTTAGCTTATGTGAGATCATTACTGCTGGGATTAGTCCTCCTCTTTCTACTCCTGTTACTGATGTTATTGGTAACTCGGAGTGGTCTATCCATTCACATAATTGATTTACTAGTGTTTCAATATCATCCCAACTTAGGTATACTTTTCCGTCTGCTTTTAGTGCCATGTTAGTTTATTTTATAGTTTATAAATGAAGGCTTAGTGGGTGGTTCATTCTTAAAAGAGAATATAAGTCTTCTACTTCTTGTTGTTATACTTTTATAGAAAGCTGTAGGGATAGCTGCACCTGCATTTACTCTACTAGGATTATTGTTGAATATTACTTTTATTTCAACATTTACTGGGCCTTCTGTTACTGCTAGATCTCTTTCGTAACTTTCTAATAATCTCCATTGAACTCTGTTTAATTTTTCATTCTGAAGAGTGCAGTTGAGGTATGAGAAAGTTTTAAATAACATCTCTTTGGTACAATTGAAGTCTGCTGCTGGTGCACAGTGACCTTTATCGTAAACATTATTTATATAGTCATTTGCATCTGATGTATGAATTTTCTTGTCTATGTAAAAGTCCATTCCTTTTCTAGATGCTTTACCATCTGTACAAAGTACTTGGTACCTAACCCATAGAGGCTGTTCTAATGTTTCAGAGTACATCACTTCGTATAGATCTGTCTTAACGTATACACTGTCCTTTAGTTGACCAAATCCTACTAAAGGTAGTAGCAATACTAATAATAACTTCTTCATGTTATACTTTTGCTATTGTTATACCTTCTGCTCCTGTGATAGTAATCTCTCCTATTGCTAATTGTATTGTATCATTTCGAAGTTCTGCTGTAACATACTCTACTAGTTCCTGTACTGATACTTTGTCTTTAAATCCTGCTTTGCTTGAATTACTTACAATAAGTTCTAAGTTTGTAGCATCTATTAGTTTGTAATCCCAGATGTAAAGTCCATCTGCTTTAGGATATGATTTAGAAAGATCTCTGTCTTCTGCTAAAATAATTAAGTCTTGTAACGTCATTTTGATTTTTATTTAATTGAATATTTAGTTTTTCCGTCTGGTGATTCGACTTTTATTTCTCCGTTTGTTAGAACTGTTAGTTCTAAGTCAAATTCTTCTTTAAGCAATGTCTTTACTGTAACAATGTTCATTGCTTTACTTTTCCATATAGTATGGAGAGTTCTTAATACCTCTTCTGTGTTTGCTCTTCTCATTATACTTCTCTTTTATCTTCGAAGGCAATTATGTGTGGCCTCCATGTTAATCTAAATCCATTATCCCTTACCCAATCAAATAATTTTGGATATGATTGGAACAAAGCCTCTCTTGTATCTCCAGCTGGCATGAACCAAACTTTATCTTCTGGGATATCCATCATGTGAATGAAGCTTAGGATCTCTTCTAGGGATTGTTCATCCTCTCCATCCCATACAGGTTTCAAATGATAGTCAGAATGAAATGCAATCATCTTAGCAATTGCTTCATAATTCATTCTAAACTTATTATGTTGTTTGATCATTTTTTCATCCGTAACGTCTCCCTGAGGCGTAAGAGTTCCCAATTTAGGTGTTGAATTGGTGAACTTGGGAGAGATACTGAGAAGGTTAATAGGATAATCAGTCTCAACAAAATGACTGCCTTCTGTTTCAATTGTGATGAAAATGTTTCGTTCATGTGCGAAATGGGTTAGCTCGTTTACTAATTTAGGCCACATAGTGGGGCTTCCACCAGTAAGCATCATCTCTGTGATGTGAGGATTGTCATTATAGATATTAACTATATCATCAAAACTATACTTTGCCTTTTCTGGATGTATGCTGGTATAGAATGAGTCACACCAACCTCCGTCTCCGAAATAGCATCTGTGAGTACATCCTGTAGTACGGATTACTACTGTAGGATATCCTGCTCTGCTTCCCTCACTTTGGACAGCAGTATAAAGTTCGTTAATTGCTGAGATTTTATTCTTCTCAGCCTGTGTCATTCTTGGTATTTGTCCCATCTTATTGTTATATGTTGGTTTAATAATTTATCTTTATATTTAATGTAGTACTCAATTACGTAGTCCAACTCTCTTTGTTTGCAATTCTCCTTAGAGGTTTCTTCTACTACTTCAAATTTTACATCTTCGGGACTTCTATTGTAGACAGCTTGCAGGTATTTATTAAAATGGTTTCCTTTTTTTAATGATACAAAATGACCTGAACTTCTCTCTCTTAGCAAACCTCTTCCTATATAAAATTCCTCAGTTCGTACATTTCCTATTCTATAGATTCCATATCCACCCCTTAGTATAAATGCTTTTGAATGTTTGCTTGAATTTCCTTTTTCCCTATTCCAGATCTTTCTACACTCCTTGCATCTAGATTCTAACCCATCCTTTCTAGCTTTACATTTGTAGAAGTCCTTTAGGTCTAAATCTTTAGTACAAATACAGCAGTGTTTAGTTATCTCCATAATTTAAACTACTCTCCATATATTGCTGAGTTTTTATGATTTTCGAAAAATTGTACTTGGACAACATGTACTCTACCTGTTGTCTCTTCTTGTATGAATGCGTCTAGTTTTTCGTAAATATACTTTGCAAATTGCTCTGCTCCTATTACCGGTAAGACCCTTACTTGAGCTACTCCTGCTTCATCCATTTTTTCAAATGATTCTAGGAAAGGATCATCTTCAGATACTATAAGAGTATGGTCGAACATATAGTCCATCCACTCTTTTGCATTCATACCATCAATCTTTGTTTTTGCTCTTTTTAAAATTCCAAAATCAGCTACCCAGTTTCTATGATCTAAGTCACCTTGAAAAGTGACATCAAAATACACATCATAGCCATGTAATTTCGAACAGTGCGTATCATCTGCTTTCCACTGACGAAATACTGTACTAAATCCTTCGTACCTTTTTTTACTTCTAAATTTTTTCATTTTACTTTTTTATGTTTAAAGTTTGTAAATCTATTAAATTATTATTAATTATGTCAAATACTTTATAACTACCGTATCCTGCTTCTCTAAAAGTCCTACCAATGTACAGCCTGTCATGTTCTTTTAGTTTATGGTCAGTTGCAGCTACTGCTACTGCTGTTATTATCTTATCTGAGTTATTGCATCTTCTACTCAATGTACTCATGTCAATCCCTATATCCCTATGTGCAATTTGTAATGAAGAATAATTTCCTAAAGGAGTGGTATATATGTATTTAGTTTTTGCTCCTACTTTAAAAATATCTTGTTTAAATTCTAATAAAGAGCATGATCCTCTAAGTCCTGTTGATAAATCTAAATAACTCACCATTCCTACTAGTGGCTCCCTTTTAGCTCTTTTTTTTAGTTTAACCCGTAACTCTACCATCTCATTTTGAGATAATCCTGCATAGGTATTACCTCCTTCTCCACCTGTTGCTATATTATAAAATAACTTACTTTCTACAGCATTTAACAACCTTATCCACTTTACTTCCCCACTTCGGCAATCTTCTTTATTAGTATATCTTTCTAGTATAATTCTAGTAAAGTTATCTTTCCCGTACTTCTGTACTGCTCTTTTTAGTAACTTACCTGACCCTAAATAATTGTCCGACTCCGGTCCTTCATACTTACCAACATAGCTTTTGCTATTAACTAAACATACTGTGAGATATACAAACATACTTTTTATAATAAATAGTGCCAAATTCTAAAAAACTAGATTTTGGAGGTACTAAAAATCTTTGTTGATTGAAATTTCATAATATTATAATAAACTTAAAATAATTGACCATAGTATAATAGCAATTACTCCTATTGTTCCCCATAAAATACCTCTTGTATAATCT